TAAACGCTTTCACAACATAAGGAGAAGCAGAATTATACCATTTCTTACAATCATCAAGGAATTCCATTACCTCGTAATTGTTAATTTGCATCCTGATTTTAAAATCAGTGATATACTCTTCCAGTGAAATCTTTGGTTCATCAGGACGAGTAGTTGCAAATCGTCTGGTTTTAGTAGGAGTTTCAGTCACTTTCTTTATCTCAAGAGGTTTTGAGTATTTAGTGACCTTAACCTCAGCAGAAGGACTTTTATTGACAGTTGTTGCGACCTTAGATGAAGACCGTCTTTTAACTGGCATAAATGTGCTCCGTAGTGTGTGATTAGGTGAGTCAGGTCTTATCCACGGCATTTGCTCGCTACATTGCCTGACTCGCTGGTTCTCAGCATCGGATTGCTCCGTACACTAGTAGGACACTTTAAGCGTACCCCCTTCTTATTATCCCGCGCCCTTAGAGTTCTTTATAGTATTTGACCGACAAACCATACAGAGTTATGTATAATAATTAAGATTTCAAGATAGTATCAACAACTCTGCCTACACTTCTTGATGTCTTGATACCAACTCTGTCATATACAGGTACACAAACTACACCAAACTGTTTCTGTGCATTACCTGTACGGATTACACGTCCTATTGTTTGACTTATGGCAATATTGTTCATGTTTCTCATAAACAGTGCTGCTTCTAGCCCTGGTACGTTGATACCCTCACTCAGAATACTATGGTGTAAAACTATAAACTTCTTACCTACATCCTCACCCCATTGTGTTAGTGTGTCAAAGAAATCTTTCCTACTAACTGATACTCCATCGATAAATGCACCAGTCTTAGAAGTAATATACATCCAAGAATATCCCCTGCTTGATAACTCCTTACAGAAATTTGTGTCATCTATTAAGTTTACTATTTGTGCGGTTCTTCGAGCACATACTAATACTTTGTTGACTCTAACTTCATCAATAGTTTCTATCAGGTGCTCACATTCTCTTGCAACTGGTGTTCTACCACTCTCAGTCATTTGTAACTCTTTCACAGAGAACTTTGGAGGTAGTATGTAACCATTATCAATGAGTTCTTGTGCTTCTATTCTTTCTATTTCCGCGCCGTAAATCTCGTCCTGGTCCATACTAGGAGATTCGACAGACTTATTATACTTAGGAGTAGCAGTAAAGAAATAGCAGCGAACATTATCCATACTTGCATAAAATTCAGTAGCAGGATAAAAATGTTTCTGTACACTATTATGTGCCTCATCGAAGTATATTGTATCTATTTTTATACCCGACTCTTGTATTCTATGTAAGGAATGATAAGTCGTAAATATTAATTTGTTAAATTTATTATGCTTATCATTCCATTCACGAATTGAATCAGGATTAGTAGTTGAAGTATGATTAACTCTTCCACTATGTACATGCAACACTCTTCTCTGAAGCATAAGATTTAACTTCAGATGTTGTTCATATTCTTCAGAATGTTGCTGTGCTAATAGTATGCGTGGGGACACAACTACAATAGTCTTTCTATCTGCTTTCTTTAAAAGAAATCCCCATTTATTTCCACTATTAAACAAACGTTGTGTATCTTTAATCATACACAACGTCTTACCACCGCCTGTGGGGACTATTACTTGTCCTTTAGGATTGGTGCTCATACTATCAACAATACGTTCCTGATGTGGACGTAATTGAATCATTTTAATAAACCATACATAATAATCAATTAGAACGCCTTACAGACGCTCCTAGGGTTCAATAGGAGGACACTTTAACCGTACCCCCTTACATATAGGAATCCATATTTACCAAATATTTCACGAAACTTGCTTAAATTAGTTCCAAGATATACAATAGCAGACTGAAAAGGTGCTGCACTCTTAGCACTACCAAATCTTAACCTAGTATTAACAGCAATCCAAGGATATTCACTAATTGATTGCCACCATTTAGTAGAAACATCTAGTTTAATAAGTAATATCATTTCCTCTACATTCCCTGACCCATACTGGGATGCAGCATAAGGAACCCAAGTTTTACTATCACTGTAAGGATGGTTCATGAATACTTTACCATGCCAATCATGGGCTAGACCATTAGTTTCCTCAGTATAATAATTGAGTGCGGGAACATTGGGATTATTCACGTCATTGCAACATGGGTCAAGGTCAATTGTACCAAAGAACTTAACAACATCTCCCACAAATTCAATGGGAGTGTTCCATGTATCCTTACGATTGCCTGTATTTGCTGTTAATGCTTGAAGCGCACTTGATGGCATTAGAATATACTTTGCTCAAATGTACGGGTGAGATAAAATGCCATTGCTTTATCTTTTAACCTCTTACCATTATACTCCAATGGTACATATTTGCCAAGTCTATTCTTATTTGCTTTAGTTCTAATCTGTAAGAGTTTATTTGGACCGTTGATAGTATTCAATTCTTGATTATTATTATATCTTTCACGAATCTTCTCACAAATATAATTATAATCTTCACTCAATTTGTAATGTAATTCTCTATGAATTTGTGAGTTAGATACTAATGATTTAACAAATTCACCTGTTTTTGCAAACTTAACAAATAATACATTATATAATTTCTTACCAACATTACTCTCACTATATGATACACTCCTATCAAATATCTCATCTAAACAGTGCTGAAGCATAGTCACTGCAATGGTTTGTCCTTCTTTAAATGCTTTTAATTCACCATCATCAAAATCATTTAACTGTGAACTCTGAACCATCCCCAGTTGTTCTTCAACCCATAATCCTCTTCCACCTTTATTCCTACCAGGAATAGGTGCTTGATTCTTATCAATTGAATTCAATTTTGATTCTGCTTCAGCAAGTAGCATAATAAAATCCTTTCATCAGAAGGACACTTTAAGCGTACCCCCTTACTTACTAACTATCTTATGCTTTAATTCTTTCTCTGACTTCTTACCTAGATTCTTTAACCTAAGATCACGTAATACCTTCTCACCTTTTCTCCTTAGTGCATGACGCTCTTGATGAGAATAAGATTTTTTACTTGGTCCACCATAACCACTTTTACCAGTTGCTTTATACTTAGAATCTGCCTTAGTTGTTTTCTTTGTTAAAAGTTCTGATGCAGTCTTAGTTTTAGCACCTGATTCTCTTGCCTTACGTTCTTTATATGCTTTGCGTTGTGCTTCTTTAGCAGATAATGCAGCACTACCTCTTTCTTTAGTTGGTTGTTGTTCACGTTGAGATCTTGGTTTGTTAGTACCAATATCTTTACGTGGTTTATAATCTTTAGCAGGTACAGTTTTACCTCCACCTACTACTTTTGTCCTTCTCTTTTCAGGTTCAGTCTTTTTACGTGACGCACGAATACGTCCACCTTCACCAGGTTTACGCTGAGGTGTTAAGGCATAATCATCCTTACCCTGTGCTTCAGTAATAAATTGCTGAAAAGATTTCATCAACCAATAGCTTTTAACTATTTAGAAGTTTCAACTGTTTTCTTGTTTGGTCCTTTCCAAACCATATTATTATCATGCATATACTTAACTCTTTCACGACGCAATTTAAGTAAACGATCATACTCTGCTTGTTGTTCTTTACTAAATCTAAAACTTTGCTTACTCCATTCTTCCTTCAATTCTTTCATCCGTTTAAGAACTTCTGCGGGTCTCATTTTTTTTAAGAAATAATTGTAATAGTAGGACACTTTAAGCGTACCCCCTTAATTATCACATTCAGAGTAATGCTGAGGATGGGCAGACTTACGTGACTTAACATATTCTAATTCATTCCAAAATGGTGCATGACATAAAACTAATGTATGAATCATTTTATGCTTATTTGTACTATGACAGTCTAATTGTTCTGGTGGTTTAGGTCTAACCCCAGTTTCTATTGTAATATATTCCTCAGAAAAGAAATATACCCATCCTTCATCTTTACCATATTTCCCTTTATCCCAAATAACATAATCATTAACCTTCGGAATATAAGGTTCTGGCATCACCACTCGCTAGCAATTGGACCGCCTTCTATCCTTACTCTTAATCTATTAGGTGCAATACCATTATCTAAACATTCACGAAGCATTGCATCACATTGCTCCTTACTCATGTTAGTTGCTCTACTATTAACTAAGTGCCAATCATTTGTACTTAGTTCTTCAATTCGATACAGTTTTTCTTCAGACATAGCTCTTAAGTAGTAAATTCCTCGATAACAGCAGACTCTTGTTCATCACCTAATTTATAACAACGACAATTAAGAATGTTCTCTTTTAAATGTGTGTAGTATTGACGGTTGAAGTTTCCCTCATCCTTCTCAACAATTAAATCAAAACATTCACTGTCATTTGCTGCAACTACATTCCACACTCCACCATATTCTGATTGAGGGAATGGAACATAATGGTCAACAATGTACATGTATTTCTGTGCCATTGTATGTAGTAATGTACCTCAGAAGTCTAACACAACTAGACAAATTCCGCAAGATAGTAATCAACAGTTATCTCAAGTTTTGCTGCTTCCCTTTCACAGTCAGCAATAAACTCTTCAATAAGTTCATCAGTATCATTAATCGGTTGGTTGTCTTCAGTCATGGGATTAACCTCCATCTACTGCACATCCTAGCATAGCACCGCCAATTACACCAGTAGGAATTGCCCACCAGCGATCTTTTCCACGAGAACCAAATCCTGCTAGACCACCACCAAGAAGACCACCAACAACTGTTCCATCAGAACAATCATTAGTATCTACATTTTCATACACGGTAACATGCCTTCTATAACCAGTAGAACGACTAGAATGATGTCCTACATTTGGATTAGGATCAGGATGAACATGAGTGGGAGTATCTTCACAAGGAACTTCCACGGTTTCTTTCCACGACTTTACATAACCAGGATTATCTTCTGTTCCTGGGATGTATTCTTCTCTATACTCACTCTTAAAGCAAGTACGTTCATGTGACCATCCTGCTTGTGACTCACCTGCTATTGCTGGAGTACAAGCACTAAGGGCAACAAGGGCAGCGAGTGCAATTTTCATTTGATTTTTTAATTATGTAGGTACAATAGCATGAAAATGCTCTACTATGCAACTTCCTGTGCCACTTCTTCAAGTGCCTTCATCCTTTCAAAAGCACCCTCCTTATCATAATATAGTTTAAAATTTTCTGTGACTACGTAATGTCCAATAATACTTGAACCATCATCTCTGTAGCCATATCCCGTGACCTTTTCTCCCATTCCATCTATCCTCATCTTCTTCTTTCCATGTAAGTATGAGTGATAGCGTTCGTCGAGATTGATCATTTGTTTAAGAGAAATGTTTGTTAATCCTAACACAAGTCAGGTACTATATCTATAAACTTAATACTCTCTTTATTATATAGCAACACTTGTTAATATCTATCTGGGATGGGAGTATATTCATAACCCTCACGTTTCAGAGTCTCTTCAAATGCTTCATCATCTTTGGCAGGATTCCAGAAGTCCTGATACTCCTTCTCTGTCTTCGCATTAGTTACTTTACTAGAAACATATGCTTGAGAATCATTAAGAGAAATTTTATCAACATCAGTCTCAGTATCATATAAGGCACTGATGTTACCCTTAACCATCACCAATAAATCTTGAGAACGCTTAAGGCATCTCTTATGATATTCAATCTCATCCTTAATAGTATT